TGTAATTCTTCATCATCATCTTCATCTTCTTCATCAAAATCATCATCATTAATACCACGAATTCTTTTCTTTTCCATAATATCTTGAGCTTCAAGCACTGCTCTGCCATAGTATTCAATTAGGTCATCTTTTGGTTCAATGACTGTAAGTATGTCTGTGCCGTATATGGTAGCATTGTTTTCTTTAATGATTTCAATTGGCAACCAAGGCATCATCATCATTACAGTTTGACCTGTAGGCATCCTTTTAAATATAATGTGCATTGGATTGTCCAATACTATGAGTTCATTCTCATCGTTTTCCATAACATCTGCCATAATATCTTCACCCGATTGTAAGCGGACTATTTTAATATTATTGTTTGTCGTTTGTTCCATTTTTTAGCTCTATGTTATAAAACTTGTAATTGAATTTTTCGTCATCGTAAATTTTAACTCTTTCAATAAAATGTTTGAGTGTGTAATTCACAAATTTACCTATGCGAAAATCATCAGCGATATCAAATAAAACCGCTTCTTCTTTGTTATCTCCTTTTCTTAATCCTCGGCCGATTGACTGAAGATTACGGATGCGGGATTTGGAAGGACTGGCAAATATGATATTGTGAAGGTTACGGATATTAACACCAGTGCTAAAAGTGCCGTAAGAAGCAACAATGATTGCGTCCCTTTCTTTTTCAGTAATTGCTCGGACCGATTCTCTAACCTCCACATCAGTACCACCAAAAACAAAAAATACATGCCGATCCTTGACTGAATCTTTAATAATAGAGTATAAATCTTTTCCATGTTTCTCCACAAATTGAAATAATATAAGAGTGTTACCGTTTAACGACAAAGCTAAATTACGAATAAATTCATTTCTTGCTGGATTTTGAACTATGTAATCTATCTCTGTGTTATAGTCCCAATCTCTTGCTTGTTTACATACTGCCTCATTATGTTTCAGTATAAGGCATTTAATTTTAAAACTAGCTAATTGACCTTTATCAATTAACTCCGATGTTGTTGTTGCTTTATAAACTGGCCCAAACAATCCTTCCAATACAAGGCGATGTGTCTGTGTACCATCTAGAGTGCCAGTTGTTCCTATCCTATATTTAGCGCTTGTGCAACCTGAGAGTATCGTTGTAAGTGATTTGGCCTTAAATTGGTGTGCTTCATCGCCCATTACAAAATCAAACTGTTCAAAGTAATCGGCATCATTCTTATAGATGGATTGCCATGTGGTAATCGTCAGTAGTTTGTTGGTGTGTTTTTCTTTACCAGAGTATTGACGATGACAGTATTTTTCAGAATCATATCCATACGATTCAAAGTCGGTATACATTTGTTCTACCAATGATGTGGTTGGAACAATCAGTAAGCCACGCTTATAATCCGACTCTTGTAACCAACGGAGTATCACATAAAGTATTAATGATTTACCTGATGCTGTTGGTGATAGAAGCAGTAAACGCCTATTGCGAACTGCCTGAACGAAAGCATTTAATTGATAATCTCGTATCTCATGTGGCAAATCTAGTGTGCGAACAAAATCAACTGCCTCAACTAATGAAAAGCTTTCAGTAACATTTATTTCAGAATTAATCTCAGAGGTATAGTTTCTTTCAGCACAAAATTTTTCAATATAAGGAACAAGACCATGATAGATTTGATTTGTTCTGAGGTCATACAACCTTATAAAACCATCCCACAATTTGTTTTTGTAGGCAGGAACAAACTGATAACCTGGTACTCTAAAAGAAAAGTATGAGCTTAACTCCTGTGAGATAGATTTCTCACATTCTACTTTAATATAAGCTTCGTTTAGTTTATGAAGAATTACATCACTCATTAAATGCCTTGTATAAATTTTTCCCAGTCAATGAATGATTTTAATTCCCATGCACGATTGTTTAATTCTTTGAGAATAGATTGGCACACATCAACAATTTCATCATGCATAATTTTTGCGGCCAGGTGTTTGCTTAAATCGTCATCACTCTCCAAATATATAGTGATGTCGGATTTCAATACAAAAGGAAACGGAGACCATCCATATTTGGCAAGTTCATCATCATCTAACTTACCTGTGTAATATTCCCACTTTATTTTTCTCCATTTGTTATACTTAAACTCAGCTTGTTTTGCCAATAGGCGATGCTGTGAAAGGATATTTAAGTATTTACTGTGAAGTTTGGGTATGTTAATTAATGCTTTGCCTGGTTCCGTTCTGTCAATCTCGGAATCTTTCCGCCATTCTTCCAATAGTTCATCTAGTTGCTTCATATTATAAATCCTCCTCACGCTATGTTACACTAATGGTAACAATTTGTCAAGCTATATTAGAATGTTTTTTCAATATCGTAGTAACTATACCGAAATGTGGCATCGGCAGTAATGATGTTATCCGGCCCGTCTTGTGTGTTCATCACAAAGGTAGATATTGATGTTGGGAATACCTGATGAAACTTAAATCGGTAAGATACATTGTTTGAAGATGACAATATATTAATAGAGGCATCTGAAAATTGTGGGAACTTTTTATTGAGGTCGGTGGCTGCCGAATTGTATTTGTTTAATCTAGGCAATCTTTGATATTCTTCAAACTCCACAGGAAAAGTCATAGCACGAATCCAATCATGTATCTCTTTCCATGCAGTTAAATCTTCATCAACCATAAAAGTGACATTCAGTAAATCGTAAATCGCCTTTTCACCCGGCGAATAGATGTCAACAAATGGGTTTACAATTACGGCCTCTGATAATGAAATACCAGGTACGCTTACTGATTGACAAAAGTATTGAACATTTGGCACTCGTCCAAAGCTAAGTATAAACCGACTACCAATGAGTGGATTTGGATTTGTTGGGTTTCGTGTGATTGCTGTCATTTAATATATTCTTTTAAATCCATCATCTTCTCTCGCTCAATTAAAGTAATGATATCTGATGTTAAATCAATCTCTTTCTTAATGAAAAACATTTTAATTCTAAGTTCTTCTAATTGCTTATTATAGAAATCAAGTTCTACCTTTTTACGAGCCCTAAGGTCAACTAAATCGTTAATTAGTATGATATTACTCATAATGGTATTTAGTAGATAAAAAAAGAGGCACCGAAGTGCCTCTTTTAACAGTCCCTTTTTATAATTATTATTATAGGACTTGTTTAATTACATCAAGTTCTTAACTACAAAGCCACGATAGTAAACATTGGACTGAGCGGTCAATGCACCTTGTGTTGCAGCGGCAGTTCCATCAGCAAAAGGATTGGAAACGAGACCGTAACGGGTCTTAAATCCAATTTTTGGCTGGAAAGTACCGGTGTCAACTGCACGAACCATTTGCAATGGAACATATGGGCAATAGAACAGACCAGCGTCATATGCATTTGAACCCTTGTAACCAACTACAGCGAATTCATTTGTAGAACCTGCTGGGAAGTATGGGTCAATATACACTTTGATACGGCCAAACAATGTACCAGCAAATGTATTACCTGTGTCATCAACAGTCAAATTAACTTGACCTTGTAATGCAGAGTTGTAATCCAAAATACCAGCCATTGCCAATGCGGAAGCAACATCAGAAGAGCAAAGCATGATGTTGCCTTTTCCTCTACGAGTTTGCTTGGCGATTGTATTAGCTTCACGCTCAATTTGGAACGCTAAACCTTTAATCTTCTCAACCATCCAACGACCGTTAGAATCGGTGTCAAGGTCAAAAATACCACGAGTTGTAGTACCTACTTGTGCGCCTAACTTAGCAACACCATAAATGGTGCGAATAACTTCACGGTTAATTTCAGCAAGAATCTCTGTTGAGAGAATGTTTGCTAATTCGGTTTCTGCATCTAGACCATGAACTGCTTTAAGGTCTTGTGCGAGTTCCATGGAGTATTCTGCCTTGAGAGCACGGGTCTTTGCAGTAACCGTAACTTTCTCAATAGAGAATGCCATTTCTTGGAATGTGTTACCAGCGGCACCATCACCTAAATTCTCACCTTGACTGGTGGTCATAGCAGTAACAGGAAAAGCGTTAGATGTGAAAGTTTCTGTGGTATTAGCAGCTAGAGTCAAACTTGTCAACTGTGC